GCTTGATGGCTCTGCAAACGTGGCATCAGGTTTAGCTGCCTTGACAGCATCGGGTGTTGTTACAGCGGCAGGATTTACTATTGGGTCAGCAGTGATTAATGAAACTGACTTAGAAAAGATTGACGATATCACTGATGGCGCTGGAGCTGCCAATAAAGCAGTGGTGTTAGATGGAGATGCTGATGTGGCCTCTGGACTTAGAAACCTAACAGCAAGTGGAACATTGACATCAGCTACTGTGGTTACAGAAACTATTTCATCTGCAGATTCAACAAGTGTGTTTTTTAATGATGGTATTACATTATCAGGACCAATCAAATCAGATGCTTCCGCGGCAATTAACATTGACGATGCACTTGATGTTGAAGGTGCAATTACATCAGGAGCAATTACGTCTTCAGGTGTTATAACTGGCACAGGATTTACAATCGGTTCAGCAGTGATAAATGAAACTGATTTAGAAAAAATTGATGGCATCACAAATGGAGCAGGAGCTGCCAACAAAGCGTTAGTGCTTGATGGCTCAGCCGATGTTGCATCAGGCCTGGCTGCCTTAACAGCATCAGGTGTTATTACTGCCGCTGGATTTACAATCGGGTCAGCAGTGATAAATGAAACTGATTTAGAAAAAATTGATGACATCACAAATGGAACTGCGGCAGCTAATAAAGCAGTTGTGTTAGATGGTTCTAAAAATATTGGCACATTAGGTGCTGTAACTGCCACATCAATTGTATTAGGAAGTGCAGACATTAATGAAACTGACCTAGAACAAATTGACGGATTAACAGCTGGCACCGTGACAGCATCAAAAGCAGTGGTAGTTGATTCAGACAAAGACATTGGTAACTTCAGAAATGTAACATTATCTGGCACGTTACACACAACAACACTTGATGTGAGAGAGATCGAATCCACAGACAGTTCAGTTGTGACTGTCAACGAAGGTTTAGAAATTTTAGGCACACTGCAAGTGAATGAAATTGTTGCCAGTGATTCATCAGAAGTCACAATCAACAACCTAAGAACACAAGTTATCACAGCAAATGACTCAACTGAAATTTTAGTAAACGATGCCATGCGTGTGTCAGGACTCATCACAGGAACTGCAACACAGGCTCAATATGCTGACTTGGCTGAGATATTTCCAACAGACGATACTGATCTAGAACCAGGCGATGTTGTTGACTTCAGTGGTGACAACAAAGTTACAAAGAGTAACCAAGAAGCACACACATCAGTGGCTGGTGTTGTATCCACAGAGCCAGGCTTTTTACTAAACGAAGGTGGCACAGGTGTCAAACTTGCTATGACAGGAAAAGTACCATGCAAAGTACAAGGCATTGTGAATGCAGGAGACTTACTGGTATCAGCAGGCAACGGAAAAGCCAAGTCTGCAACAAATCCTTCAGTGGGCACTGTGATTGGAAAAGCAATTGAAAATCACACAAGTGACGGCAATGGTGTAATCAACATCATGATCGTGTTGATGTAATCACACAATTAAATCTAAAATAGTTTGTAGTTTTGTTTTTATTGTTTTGTTCTGCAGAGTTTTTCTTACTCCATCATGCAGAGGCAGTGGCCAACAATTGATTGATACCCAAGCATAACCTGAGTGTTCCCCATTTAATCTGGGTGTAAATTCTTGTTCTACTACACACACAAAGGTATGAAACTTGAAACGAGTGTCTTTGCTTACAAAAAGTTCTAATGGAATAGTTTTTTGTATGGTTGGTTGATGTCCAACTTCTTCTACAATTTCTCTTTGTAGTCCTTGCCAAGGAGTCTCAGTGGCAACAGACTTGCCTCCCACCATGCCCCACGTGCCTTTTTGTTTGACCGAACGATTGAGAAAAAGGAAACGTTTGGTTGTCTTGGCATAAAACAAACAGCCTGAAGCAGTGATTTCACTCATTGTTATATTTTATATTCTAAAACTCAATAGACCAAGAGCCTGGCTCATAAAAACCTTCATAGGATTTTACCCAGTAGCCAGCATCAGGCAACCATTTGTACTGCACACTTGTTGTGGTGTTTGTGACATATTGCACCGCTGTGTATGTAGAATCTGACAGCTGAGTGTTGGCATCTGCATCAAACACTCGTGCCCAATTGCCTGCTGAATCTTTTTGGATGATGTCGTTGGCAGATGCAATGGTTGTGCCCCATGCTTCGGCAAAATTTGGCACTGTGTCAGCTGATGGAGTCCCATCGTCATCTGATGATAGTATGTCAGTTTCAGATGCTGTTTTGCCATCTGTGTTTTTCTTTGCACCAATGTCTTCTGTGATGAGGTATCTGGTACCCACAGTGGCAGATGATGGATTAAATGTCAACGGATTGATCACTGCATCCACAGAATCTAACGTGTTGGTTGGCACTGAATCTGTGTCTAGATCTAGCAACAGCGTAAAATCATCTTGTGGATCAATGCTGACTGTGCCTGTCACGTCAACAATGATGTCATCACCATTCACATTGGTGGCTGATTGTTGTAATTTAATTTGCGATATTCCGTTCTGTATGGTTTTGGAATACAAGGCTTCTAGTTTGGTCCAATTTATTTTAGATCCATACTGTGACTGGGACTCAAAAACTTTGTTTGCTCTGTTGGATGCATGAGTTGTAATATTGTTTTTTTGTTCGCCCAACAAAGTAATTCTGTTGCCTAACAACAACAGTGCATACTGTCCAGGGGTTACATTTTGACGCGACAGTAATGACTCTCCAAGTATGCCATCAACATCAACTTCGCCTGCTTCTTCGTCAAATATACTCATAATGATTTTTTCAATCACTCCAAGTTTCTTCAACTTGGCAGGTGGTGACAAATATATTGGTGTGAGAAAATCCAAGGATGCAACATCAATCTCATCAGCAATGCCTTGTGGTATTGCTCTGGATGTGTAGTTTACATTTGTCAGTTCGACATAACTCAATGACGTCCAATCAAGAAAATTATCTGTGGTTTGTAATTCAAGTGCAGGATTAAACAGCACCAACAGTTGTTCTAGTATTTGTAGTTTTTGGTCTGTGTTGGTGGTGAAAATATCCGCTCTAAAGTTAATTTGAAAGGGGGTCGGCATAATTCTTTCAATGGTGTGTGACTGCCCAGGAGCACCTGTGTATTGACCTGTGGCAGGATCAATGGCTCGTTCACGAATGTGTTTTTTGTCGATGTGATATGGATTAAGCATGCGGTCTCTGTCATAAGCAACGTTGGTTATGTAACATGAAATTTGTGGAGCTGCAATAAGTGTGTTTTCAGAGCCTTTCTTGATGATTTGGGCAACCTGTCGGCTCATGTCGCCATATTTTACTGGCACTTGCAGTGTTTCTGATTGACCTTTGGAATTTTTTCCTGTGACATAAGAAAAGTTAGACATCATTCTAATGAATTGTAGAATGTATCTTCTTATCTGACCATCATAAAAATGTTCCATTAATTATCCGCCTGTGGTTTCAACAGTTTGCTCAGTGCAACTTTTTCAGGTGTGGTAGAGGATCCATCAGCAAGAGTTGTTGTATTGGTGTTATTAATGAAGGAGGTCTTTTGTGTGTTTCTTGTGTTTGTCTGTGTCATGGTCTGTCTTACATTGTCCTCTATTTTTACAAATCTTCTGCCATCAAATCTAAACAGTCTGTTGGGTGAATAGTCTGTTCGCAACACAAACATTCCTTCCACAGGATTGCTTGGAAAGGTAGTTGCCGCTGTGTAGGTTTCACCATTGGCAGGAATAGCATCACCTGTGAGATATCCTTCAAGGTATCCGTTGGCTTTGGGTGTTTGGTAAACTTTATCAACATTGATGTGACCAGTGTCTGATGTCATGTCATCGTCCACAGTGACCAGTGCAACTTTGCCTTCTTCGTCTGTTGGCATCACATGCAATTGTTTGGTGTTGTAACCTGACTGTGGTGCATCTGATTCTGCTTGGTCAATCACTGCTTGGTTTATTTCTAAATCTTTGTCTCGTGTTTTTTGAGATGTGTTTTCATCTGCATTGCCTAGAATATCCCTAAACTCTTGTGCATCAGTGATGCCTTTGACTCTCACTCTGTACAGATGAGGCCACCATGTTTTTGAAAATCCTTCTGCCGCTCTGTTGACATCTTCAACCACATAATATCTTTTGAGTGTTTCAGTGTCTGTGGTATCCAAAGAATAATCATCTTTGAGATGCGGCAATTCAATCACATCACCTGCCATGATTTTTCTGCCCAATGCATCAACAATGTCTCTGATGTGAAATGTCATGAACAATTGATCATTTTGTAAAAACAAACCAAACTGACTCAGATCAAAATCAATGTCAGACACATTATAAATCACACGAGTGTGATACACATCGGATTCATATTTGCGATCTCTGTTTTCAAGGAACAGCATGTCTTGGATGGCCAATTCGTCCAGCGAATCTCCTGATCGTTGTGGCTGAGTTGCATCATTGGTTTCACCTTGATCATTTGGCGAAACATACTTGTGGATATAGGCATCTGTACCACCTATTTGAAACATTTCAGAAATGTTGCGATCCATGAAGGCGAAATCATTTCCTTTTTCAGGCTTGAATAGAGATAGTCTTGGCATTTTGTATATTTATGGCACTATAAATACATGTGATGCCAGACACTGCTCAAACACAAGCAACAGATTCACAGATCAACTCAGCCAAGCAAGAGATATTTGATTACGTCAAAACAAGACTAGGCGACGGTATGATTGAAGTTGAATTAGATACCAAACACATAAACAATGCGTTTGTCACAGCTGTAGACAAATTTAGACAGAGATCCTCAAACTCTGTGGAAGAATCCTATGGATTTCTTGAACTAAGAGAAAATCAAACACAATACACTCTACCAGCAGAAGTGATCAATGTGTCGAGAATATACAGACGAACAGTGGGAGGAGCATCATCATCTGAAGGCGGCACTGCATTTGATCCTTTTGAATTAGCCTACACTAATGTGTATTTGCTACAAACAGGCAGGATTGGCGGATTGGCAACATATGATATGTTTGCAGGTTATCAAGAATTAGTTGCAAGAATGTTTGGTGGATTCATAAATTTCAAATTTGATCAACCCACAAGAAGATTGAACATATTCAGAAGACAAAGACACAAGGAAGTGGTGTTGATTGAACAGTACAACTATAGACCAGACTTTATATTATTATCTGACATCTATGCAAAACCATGGATTAGAGATTACACCTTAGCAGTATCAAAGTTCACACTAGGCGAAGCAAGATCAAAATTCGCACAAATTGCTGGCCCGCAAGGTGGAGGTTCCCTCAACGGCGACACCCTCAAAAATGAAGCCATTAACGAGATGACCAAACTCGAACAAGAAATTGGCAACTATGCAGAAGGTGGCACACCTTTATCCTTTACAATCGGTTAGATAATCCGATGAAATACATTATTTTTAAATGGATGGGTGGCGAAGGTGGCGATATGATATTAGGTCTTTTAGGCTATTGTTTAGTTGGACTGAATAACTGGAATCTTACCAAAACTGGCAAAATCGAGGGAGAGGAACTTGAGTTTACTCATAAAAACTATCATTTTAGAATAAGTCATTTATTATGGGACAAAAGAGAGAAACATTTAAAAAATGTAACCGACAAGTTTGTGTTCTTATTGAAGCCTATGGATATTCCTTGTTTTGTCAAAAAGAAAATTGGTAAATTGTATAGCAATCCTATGATGATGTCCATGCTAGAAAGTCCACCTAGACCATTAGACAGAAAATTTGTAAAAGCACTGCGTGACAATGATCAAAAATTGGCATATTATTATGGATTTAGAACTATTCAAACTGCTTATGGTTTGTTTGAAAAACAATCAGAACACTATTTGTCCAAAATTCCACATCAAAAAATTTACACCAATTTACTGACAGTTGATGAGGTGCTGTCAGTGTTAAAGCAAATTGAAACGGTAATTGATTTACCTATCAACGTAACTGATCAAGCACTCAATTTGATAGAACAGTACGTGGAGAGGCAACAGCAATATGTTGCTGATTGGCCTTATCTAAATTATTGACAAAGTAAAAAATATACGTTATTTTAAAACAATGATCATAGGCATATGCGGACTCATTGGTTCAGGCAAAGGCACAGTAGCAGATCATCTAATCAACCAACACAATTTTCAAAAAATATCATTTGCTGACAAACTCAAAGATGCTGTAGCAGAGATGTTTGAGTGGCCAAGACACATGCTGGAAGGTGTTACTCCTCAATCAAGAGATTGGCGAGAAAGACCAGATGCATTTTGGAGCAATGAGTTAGACAGTTTGATTACTCCTAGATATGTTTTACAAGTGTTCGGCACTGAATGCATGAGACAAGGATTTTATGATGGCATATGGGTGAGTTTGGTCAAAAAGAAAATCCAAGAAAATCCTACAACCAATTGGGTGATCCCAGACACACGTTTCCCCAACGAAGTGGATATGATCAAATCCATTGATGGGCAGGTGTGGTGTATCCAAAGAGGGAAAAATCCGCAATGGTTTGATGATTACAAACTAAACGGCATTGAGCCAAAAGATGTTCATGCCTCAGAATGGGCATGGGCAAATTCTTCATTTGATCGTGTGATTGAAAACAATGCCTCAATGGGCAAACTGCATCAAAAGATAGTTGATTGCATCACTGATCAGCAGTGAGATCACCTTGACGCCAACCTTGTTTTTTAACATGTATCAATCTGTTGCAATTAGCACACACTGTTTTTAAATTGCTCTGATTGTTGTTGGTCATGTTGCCATCAAGATAGTGAACATCAAGTTGATGAGGATGTTGTGCAGTGAAGCCGCACATTTCACAATGTGTTTGTTTGTGATATCCAGAACGTTGCCAAGCAGGAGTGCTGATGGTTGATGATGATGACCTGCGAATACATGCATCACATTTTTTTCGATAGTACACTTTGTCGCCACGTCGATAGTTGTAGGCAGCTGGCCTACTATTACATTCTTGACACAAAGGTCGCTTTGTTCCATTGCCATTAAGCACGCATATATTTATGCACACCTTTTTGGCACTCTTTAAATCGATTGTAATAATCAGCCCATGAGTGGTAAATATTTGCAACAAGGAGTAAAAGACAAATGGCTTTAATATCACCAGGAGTAGAGGTTACCGTAGTAGACGAATCATTTTACGTCCCCGGTATACCAGGAGCAGTTCCACTAGTAGTAGTTGCAACTGCACAAGACAAAACATCAGGTACAGGCACAGGCACAGCTGCCGGTACACTGTCAACAAACGCAAACGAAATTTTTCTAATATCATCACAGAGAGAATTAACACAAACTTTCGGTGATCCAGATTTTGTGACTGACGCATCAGGCACTCCAATTCAGGGATCTGAATTGAATGAATACGGTCTCCAAGCCGCTTACTCCTTCTTGGGCATCGCAAACAGAGCCTTTGTGATCAGAGCCAATGTAGACACAGCAGAATTATCCGGAACAGCAGGCGCACCTGGTGGTAGACCTAATGACGGATTTTACTGGTTGGATCTTGCTTCATCATCCTTTGGAATCAAAGAGTGGAGTGAAGGCACACAGTCATTCACAGTGAAGACACCAATTTACATCACATCAACAGATGATGTCACAGGCAATGCACCAAAATCAACCAAAGGTTCAATTGGTGATTATGCTGTGGTAGCAACAAATCCATTCAATAGATTATACTACAAAACACGTTCAAACACATGGGTACAAGTTGGATCATCAGACTCCGCAACAAAGGATGCTTCATGGTCATCAGCACACCCAACCATCAAAGGCACAGCCACAAATCCAGCACTGAGTGATGCAACAATCAGCGTCAATGGTGTAGAGATCGTGCTTGGTCAAACAGTGGCCACAGCGGCTGCCGCTATCAACGCAGGCGGAATGTCAGGTGTACAAGCTGCGGCAGTGGATGGCAAATTAGAAATATACGGTATTGCAGCTGCAACTGGTGATGATTCATCTACAACAGCAGAAGCCAGCACAATTATTCTTAACAACGTGAACGACTCAACTGTGGTAGGACTTACACTGTTGGGTATCACAGCAGGAAGATATGAAATACCAAAAGTGTTCATAGGACAACACACAGAAGACCACGGATTTAGAACCAGTGACACATCACCAAGACCATCAGGATCTG